GGCGCTGGCTTCATAGATTTTTCCGTGCGAGTTAAAGACATCCATACGCCATTGCTCGCCGGCAAGCCAGGCGATAACCCGAGCCTCGATAGCGCTAAAGTCAGCCACGATAAACCGATAGCCGCGCCGCGGTATAAAAGCCGTACGTATAAGTTGCGAGAGCGTGCCTGATATATCGTCAAACAGGAGCTCAAGAGTTTCAAGGTCTCCTGCGGCGACAAGCTGCCGCGCAGTATCGAGGTCACGGTCGGGCATTTTATTTTGAGGAAGGTTTTGCATTTGCACCAAGCGCCCGGCCCAGCGCCCCGTACGACTCGCGCCGTAAAACTGCGTTAGCCCACGGATTCGATTGTCGGCGCACGCTGTACGAAGCATGGCATTATACTTTTCTGTCGAGGTTTTCGCGAGCCCGGCTCGAATGTCGAGCATTTCGTTTACGTCGTCGTTGTCCGCTTCGTCTCTGATGGCTCCGATTTTATCTTTTCGGAGACTTTCCACCTCGACTCCCGCGGTCTCCTCAATCCAGTCCTTAAGTTGCGCGGGACTTTTTGGATTTTCAAGGCCAGTAAGGTCTTTTGCTTGTTCGAGCAGCCGTCCTTTGATAACGGTGTCGATTTCGATTGCTTGTTTAGCAAATTCAAGGTCTACGCCCACCCCTCGGTCATTAATATGCTGGTCGAGTACCCATAAAGGCTGTTCCGACTCAAGTATCGGGAATCGGGCGAGCTTCTTACGAATAGCGCGCTCGGCCTCTACATCCTGCCGGTTATACTCGATATATAAGCTCCAGCGGGCGGGGTCGTGCTGCGGCAGATTTCTTTCCCGCAGGCCATTCGTCTTTGTAGGCTTACAGGGAACGGAGAAAAACCGAATTAAAGCCTTGCCTGTTTTAGACTTTTGCTTATCTTCGGGTAATCCTAAAACCGTACCGACCGCTTCCAAACTGGCAGGGAGGCCAAGCTCGCGGGACATTACAGCGGTACAGCTCCATTGCTCGGGCGGCGTCGCAGAACCCAGAAACGCACCCAGACAAGTCCGTTCAAAGGACGCATTAAATGCTGTCTTGAGAATTTCGGGGTCATACAGAGCGTCTTGGAGCTCCTGGGGCAGGCTCTGACCTGAAGCAAGGTCTATAACCTCAACCGGATCGTCGTCCCAGGCGTACCCGAAAATCATAATTTCAAAATCGGGACTTTCTGCGTAGGCATAGACGCCCGACTTTTGAAGCGATACGGAACTAAAGGTTTCAATATCTATTGCGAGCGTCCTCATAGACTAACTCCTTTCCTGATAATATATCTAAAGGGGGTAAGCGCGCGGACCGGTATAGTAAGCTCTAAGCTTCGCCCGCATGGACAAGTGACAATCCGGTTTACCCCCTTCGGATATTCCGAATTTAGCCCAAGAGGTCATCCTCGTCGTCTTCCCAATCGTCGTCCCAGTCGGCGTCCGTAACAATGCCGCCGCTTAAAGGCTCGCCGTCGTAGAGTTTCATCACGCCGTTTAGGCCTGCGGAAATGCCCTTATTGCCCTGCGTGTCATAAACGTAGAAATTGATGATTGCGCGACCATAGCAGCCGCTATATAGCTCTTGTGGGTCAGTAAGGGGCGTCTTGTCGCTATAAACGAGAACGGGCTTATTCTTAGAGCTTACAGTCATTACGTAATGGCCCTTACATTCTTCGCCGAACTCGTCCCCGCTGTTGGGGCGCGTTCCGTCGCCGTCATGCAGGGTTGTCTTTAATTGAGCCGGAAGCTTTTTGCCGGAATTACGCTGAACGTACGCAACTTTGGCGGCTTCGGTAGCGGCCTTGATTTTTGTGATAGTCGCCTTGTCGCTTTTCGGGATAAGCAGCGTTACGCTGTACTTTGCCGGGCCGTCGTCGATTGAGCGTGGCTCGAAAAGATTGCAGAAGCTGAAACGGACTTTTCCAGTTGTGATCTGAGTTGCATTAGCCATGATAAATAATCTCCTTTATAATTTAGATTTTTTTAGAGGTCGAACAATTTATATAAAATCCACCATTCCGATTTTTTCAAAGAACTCTTTAAGAACTTCGCCCGGAAATACGTCGTCCGAAGACATACGCTCGGAAAGCTCCATGTTTTCCTGTGTGGGTACATGTGTAATTTTTTCCCGTGCTTCCTCGTCAACCATGCAGACGGCAATAAACTCAAGAGCTCCTACCGCATGTTTAACTTCCTTAAACGTACCGATAATAACATTCTCGTCGGTCGCGGCGACCAAACGAACCTTACCAGCTTCGGTGTCAACTCTCGATGTGTCGCCCGCCGGCGCGATAAAGATTTCGCGTACGTACTCGCTGTTAATAAGAACCTGCTTGTTTTGAGACATTATAACCATTATTTTTTCCTCACTTTCTTATTGTAGGGCCGGGATAAAAACCTCGGCCTCTTGAACACCGAAGACGCAAGCGCCCTCATGTGTCTCGAAAAATATATCAACGTGATTTCCGGATACGGCGCTGCCTATGTCCTCGGCGACGTATTCGTGCCCGTCAATATAAACTGTTGTACCGAGCGGGATAACCTCAGGGTCTACGCCGATTGTTCGGCCGGCTGTTGGTATCGTCCCGCTTTTCGTTTTTTGTACAAAATCCGTACCTGCTCGAGAAGGATGCTCCGTGCTCCATATGCCGCAGCACTTAACGCAAGGGCAGTATGCGGAGAGCTTAAACATTCCCAAGCTCTGATACTCGGGTGCAATGTCCGGCTCGGGTCCGGAAGTAAGTACGCTTGTCGGCTTTGGGATTTCGGCAAAACCCATATAAACCTCTTTTTCGGTGTCCTCGCTCCGCGCAGCTTCAAGCTTCGGTTTATGCGTAAGGCCCACAAGGACAACCGCTAAAACAAGAAGGCATATAACGCAGTTTATAAAGACTTGCTTTTTTCGCTTTTGCACTTTTTACCCCTCCTTGATTTTTTTATAAGTCCGGTGGCGTAAGCGTGCCGGATATTTTCCGATTGGTTTACCCATTCAAGCTGCGACGCCCGAGGGTCATGCTTATTGCCTTTCTTGTGATTGACAAGAGGCTTATTTTCGGGATTCGGTACATGAGCTTGCGCGACCAAAATATGTAAGCGACAATTCTCGCCGTCAAGCTTAACTCGCAAATACCCTTTACCGTCGTCATACGGTTTCAGCATTAAACCGGTTATCATGTTACGAACTTTGCCCATAGAGCTAACCTCATAATTAGGGTGGTCTTGAATAATTTTCCATGAAGGTCTCGGCATATCACTTTACGACCACGAAATCGCGCCAGTATTTTGCAAAGGTGCTTTGGCCGTCCGCGTGTTTGCGGTTAAGGTTACGCCAGCCGCTTTTTATCATATTGTGCCGTGCAACCGAACGTTTTAATTTACGCATTGGTCGTCCTCCTTTCATCAGCTGTCCCAGCACCGCTCCAGCCAGCATTCGTCGCAGTAATCGCTCCAGCCGTATTCGTCTTTCACGCTATGCCAACCCGCTTGTTTCTTAGCGTCTACGGCATCATAAAAATCAAATTCGACAGGGAGCTCACTACCGCAATAGTCACACGTAGGCGTATACGTATCGCCTGAGCGCTCAATGCTCATAAGGGTGCCTCCTATTCCTCGTCGAAAGCTTCAAGTAAAAGCTCGTCGGGTGCAAATGCCGGCCGCTTGTCTTTAAGTAGAGCGAGTGTAGGCTTGCCTTGCGGCTTCATAATAAGGTCTGCCAATACCTCGGCGACTGCCTTTTTACCGAAGTCTTTTTCCATTTGCGTGAGTGTAATAAGCTCCTTCGGTTTATAAATCACGGCTTCCTCGTAGCCCGCGGCTTTCATAGCCTCCGCGACCATAACCTCATCAACGTATTTCCGGATGCTCCTGCCTTCGACCAGTTTCCAACCTTCGACGGCTTCACCAGAAAACAGAGTTTTCAACAGCAAGTTTTCAAGGTCCGAAAGCCAAGCCTTAATATCGGCGGCTTTTTCAAGAATAGCGCCCGCTTCGTTAGGCGTAATAAGCAGGGTGTCAGGAGCCTCGTCGAAAAGCTTGAGGTTATGCTCGGCGCGGGCTCGGCATTGTTCTTTGGCCCGGCAGAATTTACAGGTATCGACGCCGGGTGAGAATTTGCCTTTACCACCGTAAGCCAGCTTTGCCCTCGGCTTAACATAAGTCTCCGCCCATTCAAGAAGCTCTTTGACGCTCATTTCGTCAGAGCTTTGACCACCCGTCAATCTCGGTTGGATAATCGTCATGCGGACGTTTTCAATGTCGTATACCTGGCCGTAACGTACAATCGCACCAAGGGCGTAAAGCTTCATTTGCGGATTGTTAAAAGCTTCGACGCGGTAACCCTTGCCGTATTTGAAGTCGATAATTTCGAGCCAGTCGTCAGCGACGATAATACAGTCGCCCGTACCGTAACCTTTAGGCGCCCATTGCGAGAAGTCAAGTTCTTTAACTTCAAGCTCCACAACGGCGTCAGGGCAGCTCTCACGAACGCTTTTAACCTTGTCCCTGATAAATTTTGCGTAGTCGATTGCACATTCTTGCATTTCCGCATTATAATAAGTAGAAGTCATAGAAAATTCAGCAATCTGGTTTTCATAGTCCTTTTCGGGAATCTCGCCCAGCCAATACCGAGTGGCTATTTCGGCTACGGTATGGGCATCAGTACCCTCCTGAGCGTATGAGCTTGAGGTGTTTGGAATCGTGGACTCAAGCTTTGCGCTCGGGGTACATTCGAGCCAACGAGCGGAGCCACTGGCCGACAATAAGGCGTGCGCAGGTTTAGACTTCGGCATTGGCAGCCTCCAGGTCTTTCATCAACGCAGGGTAATCGCTTTCGGCCACGCCCGAAAGTTTCTCAGCGTCATATTTTGCAAAGATTTTTTTAAGAACGTCCTGCTTGCCGGCCTTTGAAAGCTTAAGCGCTATGGCGCGTACGTCCGTTTTTGAGGGAGCGTCGCTGGCCGGGGGCGTATCTGTTTTAACGTCGGTGGGCGGTGTATCTTTTGCCTTATCGTTCTTCGGTTTAGCCGGCTCCTTTTTTTCTTTGGTGGAAGCGCCAGACTTTTCGCTTGGCGTTGTTTCGTCAACGCCTTGATTTGTATACGATATCTGTTCCATTTTTGCGGGAAGCGCGTCAACTAAAGCATGGAGCGCGTTAACCATTTCATGTGTCAGGTCAAGTGTTAATGTGATTTGCGACATTATTATTAGCCTCCTCTTTTTTTAACCAAGCTTCAAAAGCCTGGCGATTTTTTGGGTCTTGATAAAAGGTTTTTCCGGCCTCAAGCAGCCGAAGTAACATAACATGCTCGCGAGCATGAGATGGATTTGCTAAGGCGTCAAGCTCGCCTTTTTTTAATCGAGCCATGAAACGCCTCCTAATCTAAAGTAGCGTTTTGCGATACTTTTTCATCAAAAAAAATTTTGCACGCCTCATCATTAGGAATATTGTATCGTCCAATGATAAAAGCCATTTCTGTTTGGGTAAACGCCGCGCCGTGAAATTCGTTGATTTTAGCGTTCAACCGAGAAAGGCTTATTCCCATAGCCGCTGCAAGGGCCGCCTGGGTCTCGCTGTTCTTCGCCATATAGCTGTTGAGAAGAGCCTTATTCATAAAAAATCATCACTCCTTACATTATAAAATAGACTGTCGTGAATGGGCCACAATGTCCTGCGCAGGATTTTAGTAGCTTGTTACGATATTTATTATAGCGTGACTCGAAACATTTGTAAACCCTTTTTAAGAAACTTCTTTTAATTTATCTAATAAAACTATTTATTTTTAAGGCAAAATATGTTATAATCAAGATACAGTGGTATCACGAAAGGAGATTCAACAATATGAAAGACGCTCTTGGAGCCAAAATCAAAGACCTTAGAAAAGAATGCGGAATGACACAAGAAGAACTGGGGGTTAAAATAGGCGTTAGTAAGGCAACCGTTAATAAATATGAAACTGGTATCGTAGTGAACCTCAAGCGCCCGACTATTGAAAAGATAGCCGCCGCCCTTGGCGTTGACCCAGGTTACCTAATGGGGTGGAGCGATAACTCCGTTAAAGTCGGACCCGTCCAAACTAACAACGGAGTTATCGGTCAGACAAACGCACCCGTAATTATAAACAACGGCGACAGCGGTCCGAGGACTTTATCAAAAGAAGAAAT